TATCTCCTTATTCGCTAGATTTAGTTTAAACGACGGTCAACTCCGTCACGGCTATCTGGACTTGAACACCGTCCAGCCGGCGCCTGGCAGTTTAAACGTCTTGCCCGGGACGTATAAAAAGAGGGCTGCGGACAGCCCCCTCTTTCGTGAGAATTTATAAAGCATGAATTATAAGCACAGGAATCAATTACCCATTTCCTATCGTTTGTTAACATTTACTGCCATTTACTACTGCCACTCTAACCCTCGTGGCGGGGAGATAGCAGGATCACCTCCTTCAGCTGTTGTCTGTCGGACCTCTGAGCAGTGTTCGTTTGCTCCGCACCTTACTCACCTCCTCCTTTTTATATTCCCCTGTCAGGTCAAAATAGAGCAATGGCAAGGACAATTATGTCCCTACCTGCCAGTTAGCAATTATCTATTCACCCGGAACAATGTCTGAAACATAGGCTTGGACATCATGCCGATTTCTCCCGTTTGGAGATGCACGACATAATCTCCGCACCGGCCTTTAATTCTTCCACGATCCGAGTATAGAGTAAAGCCATAGATGCGGTTGGCTCCATCCTCGATACGGCTGTCGATGAAGATCTTCTCATTGTCGACGGCCTTTGCGAACCAGAAAGGAGCAACACGGTCATCGTACCTGGACGTGAACTCGAACGCATCTACGACAAACGAGTTGCTTCGATAGTTCACGGAAACCTCCTTACTGTGCAGTAGCAGGGATGCACTTGTTCTCCCACTTCTTGTACGCATCAAGGTAGGCTTCCTGCCTGTCACCATTGAATGTGATTTCGTAATACATGCCGTCTGAGACGGTCGTGCTGAGCAGAGCCTTGTGATTCTGGAGAGTCTTACAATACCAGACAACGAACACATCACCCGTCTCGATATGCCCGTTCTTGTCGGTCTTGTCTGCCCTGCTGTTGAAATAATCAACTACCTGCTCCTTGGCGAACTGAATAAATTCTTTGCTTCCCATAAATTTCCTCCTTATCCGACTGTGAAGGCCGTCACATCACGCATGTTGTAGCCGGCAATCCACTGTTCATTCTTGATGATGATGAGATAGATTCCACTGTCCTTTGCGAGGACTTCGTAATCATCCCAGAACTTCTGCGGGATAATGTCGATTTTGCCATCCCGGAAGAATACTCTGATCTTCTGTTTCTTCTGTTTCTTCTTTACCTTTGCCATGGTTACCTCCTGTCATTCAACTACTTCCCAATCCGTAGCGAGCATGTCGGCCTGCGAAGCAAGCCAGCCCATCTGCACTCCCGATGTTCCGACGAAAGCGAATGCTGCATTTCCGATCGCGTCATGCTGGACATTGATACAGTCCCCTTCTGCGTTCTTGTAGGATATGCAGGTAGCAAGTTCCACGAACTGATTTTTGCCATTCCATCCCCTTCTCCTGATCCGCTTGCCGTAAAGCTTCGCCATCTGGATAGCTTCACCAAAGGACATGCGCTTCTGTGTTCCGCCAAGCACCGGGCAGTTCGTCTCATCGGCATACATCCAGTCATCAGCAAGGATGTTGCGGAGCGTATACTCTACCCGCTGTGTTTCACGGATATCAAGGACAGGTTCGCCGTTATCGGATTCTTCCGACCTGCAATGCATCCGGATCGTCTCCTCAACATCGTCCCAGTCCCAGTATCCCGCCCATGCAGGACGTTTAATCTTTGCACCCGCCTTCATGGCATCTAATGCAACTGCAAATTTCATGGATACCTCCTTTTATGCATAATTAAAGCATCGGTCTCCCGATGCCAAGTTACCTTGATGCTCTTCTGTTAGCCCATACTGCTCTTTGAGAAAGTGACCTGCCGAATCCGGGAACCCTGACTCGGTCATTCTCGGCATCTCTGCCTGTCTGTCTCAGGAAGTCCTTCAGCTTCGCTTCCTTCTCCTTCAGCTTCACGGATTCTGATTCAAATCCATCTCTCAACGTCTCGATTGTCTCGTCATCTTCTGCCTCATCAATGGCGGCATCAATGCCTGACAGGGTACGCTTTGATTCCCGTATAGATCTCTCCATTTTTCTCTGGAGTTGTGAAGCTTCATAATCGTGGTACTCATCTCCGTCATATTCTACCGTATGGTTCGCATATTCAGACAGCTTATCCGCTGAGTATGCCCTCTCCGAAATACCTGGCCAGAACGGGTAAAAGGTATGCCGGCAGTTCACACCGCACAACCCTCCTGCATCACCATAGCCTGTGGATTCTTCGAAGTTTGGATAATCAGCTGTCGCGCCCTCGATCTTGAAGACCTGTCCCTGCCATTCAGCGTGAGATGGTCTTGCTCCCGGATGGGCGGATGTCTCGTAATACTCAGCGTCCAGATCTGCCGCATTCATTTCCGTTATGCGCCCTGCCGTCTGATTTAGGCTTGTCAGGACGTTTCGACGTATTGCAACATCCAATTTATCGTTACGGCTCGGAAATGCGACTGTAGCGCCCTCTCGGCCTGCTTTCTTGACTGCCTGATAGATAGCCTCGGCAGGTGAGAAAGCACCGGAAGAAGCTTTCATGAATGCCTCGTTAGAACACTCAAGATAGAGCTGTCCACCTGTTTCACCCATTGTGAGAGTGAGATTGTGGATATTACCAGCTGTCCTGTCAACCATTGCTTCTAAGATTTGTCTCATCTGCGGTGACAGATTCATTTCGACTTCGATTCCGTTTCTGATGAGGGGAGCGACATTGCTCTGGATGTTTATGCTCATTGCCTCGCCGAATATCCTCCTGATTTCTGCATCCGACTTTCCCGCCTGCTCCGCAACTCTGCGGAGGATATTGTCCTGTAAAGAGCCAAGGTGCTGCAACTGCCTGTATTGTATGGCGGCAGTATCTGTCAATTCACCGGTCTTCACTATGCGGCGGGCTATATCCTGTATAATACTCTCTTCAAGATCATCATAGAGCCTGACGAGGTATTCTGATGCACTCGCAAGATATTCGGGAGTAAGCATTTCCTACCCCCTATTCTTTCGGAAAAAGAGAATCCGCATCAGGAAGCGGCGCAGGCATCATTTCCTTTGCCTCTTCCTCGGAGCAGCCGAAGTACCATGCAAGGAAAAGCTCCGGCTTGAGTTTGTTCGCCATGACCATCGACCAACGCCTCTGGTACTCAACATCCGTATCTTCAAGGACTCCATCTCCGAATGTTATTGTTGTTTCGACATTTCCTGCAGGGCAGATATTGTAAAGGACAGCTATCTCCTGTATGGCCATGGAGAGCTGCTGAAGGCCGTTGTTCCACTCATCCTGCATGAGTGAGACGGTATTGAAAGAACGCTGTTTGGACATCTTGATTTCCGTTGCGGTCTTCTCGATCTCCTGTGCATGGCTCAGGGTGCCGTATGCAAGGCCGCACAGCCACTCGATCTTATACAGATGCTCATTGAGTCCATTGAACTGCGACTGGTCACGGATCTGCGGAAGGTACGGCTCGAACATTGTCTTTGACTCGTGCATCCTGCTGTGGTACAGGCGGAAGAGGCGTTCCTTTCCAGCCGGAAGCATTGGTCTTCCGGTTCTGTCCTCTTCGAACAGTGTCTCATCCGCATCAACAGCGGCTTCGGTAGCAACATACTCCCAGAGCACACGACCATACTGCTCATCAGCGGCCTGTATCTGCTCGTCAGCCAGGGAATAAACGCTGACACCGAGCGGTGATTCCACATCGACCGTATTCGGCATCGGCACCTTGATGTATGTGAAAAGCGGTGCCTTCATGTTCTGCATTTCAACTTCCGGAAGGATAGCGGCCCATTCCTCAACATCAGTCAGCGGAATCTCTCTCTGAAGCAGCGTGTCAAGTTCAATCCTGTCCAATCCTGAGATAGAAGGATTCCTCGCGACATACGCTTTGTTCGTGACCTTGTATTTCGTACCAGACAGCTCATGTATCTCAAGGCGTGTGTAAATATCCTCGCCGACCGTCTTGTACTGCACAAAGACCGCCGAAGTAACTGTCCCATTACTGTCAAACGAGATCGGATAGAACTTATCCGCCTGTATCCACTCAACTGCAACGGATGTCGGAGCACCCGTCTCGTCAGGAGCGGACGGATATGCCTTGGCTACAATTCCTCCCAAAGCACAATAGATAGCCACATGACGGAATTTCTCCATCAGGGCACGTTTCATCTGCTCATCAACGAAGGTTGCCATCGCGGATCCGGAGGATTCCATATGGAATTCCGTGAGGATCAGTCTTGCGAACTCCGCTGATATAGCTGCCGGGAGATTGAGGGTCTTAACATCTTTCTCCCCGCCTTTCCATAACGGCTCATCTTTATACATAGACAGCCAGAGCTCAATGCCGTTCTTCATGAGCTCTGACTCAGCGATTCTTACGCCAAGTTCTCTCTCGACACTGGCTCTTGGGAGCATCGATCTTACCCTCCTCTTAATCCAGTTCCACATCTCTGGGATATTCACTGCGGTTTCCTCCGTCAGTTGCCAATTGTTACCTGTGTGTCTTACGCTTGATCATCCTCTCAATGGACCGCTCAAATGTGTATTCAAAAGCATCCATCGAATCAATGTCCGATGTTCCGTTATCGAGACGGATGTTCTGCGTTGGTTGCTGCGGGTCCCAGATCGCAGTACCAATCGCCCCCATGAGCGACCTGCAATCAGGCTCCACATAATAAAATCGCTCCTGCGCATACATGGCGGTCAGAGCGAATATTCTATCGTTTATGTATGTCTTGAGGGCATCTTCCACCCTCAGATTGATGCCGGCCTCGGCGAGTGCGTTCCTCATCCCTCGGATAAGGACCTGTTCTTCCGAATCGGCATATACTACTGTTACAAATCCGAATATCCTCTGGACATCACGGACGAACCTCAGAAAGAACTGATTGAATTCGTTCGGTCCTACGTCCGCAATACGCATCCCGGTATCTTCATCGTTACCGCCCTCAAGGTATCTCCGGCTCCTGAGAGCTATCATCTTCTCATAATTCCGTGTCAGGCCAGTTGCCACGAAGGCATGTCCAGATCCGTTCCCGCCGAAGTCAACACCTATGATGACCTTGACGATCTCCATCGACCTTGCCTGCTGTGCCGTAATGCTGTGCGGTTTTGTCTGACCGGCAGGAAGCGAGAACTCCGCAGCCATCTTCGGATATATGAGACCTTCAGCGATACATCTCTGGCCGAGGATATCCCGGTTGTACCATATCGTTCCAGGCTCATACTGAGAGATGAACTCTTTACGTGAGTCTTCTGATATGTTGATGTTGTCGAAGATCGTGAACTGCTTGTAATTAACACCGCCGAGCATCTCACCCTTTGCAGCCCTCTCGACATACTTGTCGATGTACTCCGTATAGATGGGAGAATTGGGATGGTCGGGGTTCAAATCCCAGAAGAACTTCCTTCGATGGGATGCGAGCGTTCGGTTGAATGCCTCCTTGATAGTGTTGTCGTGATGCAGGTTAATCTCTGTCGCGATCCACATAGCCGGCGAGGATCCACGGAAGGATTTGAAGCTGTCGGCCTTGCCGCCGCCACAGAAGATTACTATCTTCTGCTCGTAATGCGTGTCAGGTCCGCTGATGATAAGTGCCTCATTTCCTTTGTACTTTCCCCAATGGCACTGATTGTGGAATATATGCTCCAGACCGAATCCGTTACAATCACCAATGTTCAGCTTCGCGATAGCTCCGGTACTCCCTGTTGCCAGGAATATCTTGTCTGGATGATCCTTCAGTTCGTGGGCGAACGCTTTCACGTTGTCCACGGTCTTCCCGGCTCTGACTGCTCCCTCGGCGATATTGTAGGTGTTATCCTTGCACGCCCTGATATACTCGATGTGCTTCCGGGAGAAATTGAAGTCAATCGTCTTCCGACGCTTCACTTCCCTCCGCGTCTGCCGACACCGGAGAGTCCTGTGCGTTGTCCGCATCGTCCTCACCTCCATATATCAGTGCATCGATTTCCGACGTATCCTCGATTTCCAGATCTGTGCCAAGAAGTTTATTCGTCTGTGCGTCGACCTGCTCAATGCGAGCATCCAAAAGTTCAAGTTCAAGCTGACGCTTCTTCTCGCGGTGGGAGGCTGCTTCTCTGGCCATGCGCAGATCTTCAAGCTGTTTGAGGTCAGCTGATATCTGTTTCTGGATGGAAGTAAGCTCCCTGTCCAAACGGGCAATAAGATCTATCGTTGCCTCTGTCTTGGTATTCTTCTCTCCTCCCTCTCCAGGAAGTGCCACGCCAGCTTTCACAAGGATTTCCTTCGCCTGTTTGTATTCCTGCTTCTCCTTCTCTCCTTCTTCACCCTTTGCGAATGCTCGTTCCTTCCGCATCTGGTCGATAGATGAGATATAGAGCGGATCCTTTTTCTTCTCTTCGATGGCAGCCATGACACGCCTCTCACGGATCGTGAGCACCTGTATCTCCATGATGAGTCGGTCTTCCGTATCGAAGTCAGACATATTCTCAAGGAGTTCCTTATCCTCGCCTGCCGGGCGTCCCAGCACATAATCGGCAAGGTCCGCCTCCTGCGAGGGCTTTGCCCCGACCCCCACGCGGACGCGGATAAAAGAGTCGTCTCCCAGATGGCTGATGATATTCTTAAGGCCGTTGTGTCCCCCGGCGCTCCCTTTGCTCCGTATACGGAGCCTCCCCGCGGGAAGGTTGATGTCGTCGGAGATGACAATCAGCCGGGACGTGTGGTCGATCTTATAGAAATCCACGCCCTCCCGTACAGCCTCTCCGGACAGGTTCATATAGGTCATCGGCTTCATGAGGATCACCTTCGAGTTCCCGATCCTCGCCCTTCCGGTCAGCGATTTGCCGAAACGCTTCGGTCCGTCCGCGTTATAGT